ACGGCACTACTGAAGCGACCGTTGCCTCTAATCTATATGAAGATACTGTAAGGGACATGCTGACCCGGCATCGTTGGCATTTTGCCAGCGGACAGAAACAACTATCCAGGCTTGTCGATGCACCGCTCAATAGGTGGGACGCTGCTTATCAGCTTCCTGCTGATATACTACGGCTTTCGGCTGTTATGGTGAATGATACGCCTATTGCTTACGATGTCTATCAGGACAACGTATATTGCAATGCTACTCAGAACGATGAAGTCTACGCCGACTACATATATCGAGCGATAGAAGAATACTGGCCTCCGTACTTTACGAAGGCACTAGAGTTTGAACTGGCATCCATCTTTGCATACTCTGTTGCTGCACAGGAAAATCTGTCTGGCATTATGGAGAAACGGGCTATTAGGCAGCTTGCTATTAGCCGCAACATAGATAGCCAGGGCCAGACAACGAAGCGTTTGAACGTACAAAGATACCATCAGCTTCGCACAACTACACGAGGTTAAGATGGGGCTCAAACAACTCCAGACGAACTTTTCTTCTGGGGAACTTGGTCCCCTTATGGATATGCGTTCCGATACCGGGTCGTACGCTAACGGCGCTCGTTTAATTCGCAATGCTATGATCTTGAACCAGGGCGGTGTTGTGCGTCGTCCTGGAACAGAATATCTTGCAACATTATCAGGCAACCGTAGGCTTGTGCCGTTTGAGTTTTCAAACGAAGAGCGTTACGTTTTTGCCTTTGGAAATACTATTCTAGAAATATTTGATACATCTGGTACATTATTGCAAACAATTAATGGCTGCGCATGGACTACTTCTATTCTGTTTTCTATGACGTACAGCCAATTTGGCGATCTTATGATTGTGTGTTCGCCGCAGATGAAGATACAAAAAATAACCAGAACTGGGTTATCAACGTTTACTGTTGAGGATTTTTTATTTGCCGAAGCAACTACTGGAATAGAAATCTACCAGCCCTATTACAAATACGCAGCAGACACAACTACTCTTAGTGTTAGCGGAATTACGGGAAGCGTAACTCTAACGTCTAGTGTAGCGCACTTTACGTCAGCACTGGTTGGAACAAGACTGCGCTGGTATGACAATGAAATATTAATTACTGCATACATTAGCGACACCCAGTTAACCGGCACTTGTCAAAAAACTCTTGAAGCACATTTTGATATTGATCCATTTCGAACAACTGATGGATCAAATGTAGTTGAGGTAACTCATATAGGTCACGGTATGACTACCGGAGCATCTGTTACCATTGTTGGTGCAAATGGGTTTGCTGGTATATCTTCCAATCAGCTTAATGGCGTTCGAACCATAACCATTATAGACAGCGATAAATACAGCTTTGTTGCTGGGGCTAATGCCTCATCGTCAGCAGACGGTGGTGGTCCGCATGCAAGGTTCCAAGGATCCAACATTGCCACCAGAACATGGGATGAGCAGGCATTTTCTGCCGTAAGAGGATGGCCTGGTGCTGTTTGCTTCCATGAAAGTAGGCTTTGGTTTGGCGGTTCTTACTCTATACCCAATGGCCTTTGGGCGTCTATGATTGGGCTGTATAATAATTTCTTTACTGATGAGGCATTGGACAACGAATCAATCCAAATTCAAATTAGTTCAGAAGATTTTTCGTCTGTCTTGCATTTGGTTTCCAATCGGCACTTGCAGATCTTTACTGCAACTGGTGAGTTCTACGTGCCAAAAGGTACGCAAGGTGGGTCTATCACACCAACAAATATCTACATTGCCAGGCAAACGCCATACGGAAGTTCGACCGTTACGCCGCTGCCATTTGATGGGGCAACAACATTTGTCCAAAGTAGCAAAAGCGCGGTTCGTGAGTTTATCTATACGGACACGCAGCAATCCTACAACTCGCCCAACCTGTCCCTTTTGGCTGGCCACCTAATTGACCAGCCTGTAGATCTTGGTATCTCATATGGTACATCTGGGCGTCCTGAGCAGTACTTATATATCGTTAACCAGAATGGAACGATTGCTGGTTTTCTGTCTGCAAGAGCAGAGAAGATAGCTGCCTGGTGTCTTTGGACGGCATCTCATAGTTCTGGAATAGCAAACTTTAAGTCTGTTGTTACGGTTGGATCAAAAATTTATATGGTTGTCGAACGTGGTTCTGACTACTTTCTTGAACTACAGGCGGCTACAGATCTGGATCTTTCCATTGACTGCGCGACTACGTACACTTCAGGTAGCCCAACAGATACCTGGATTGTTGATTCGCAGTATTACAGCACAACAGTATCTGTTGTGTCGGGCAACTACTACATTGGTGACTATGCAGTAGATGGATCTGGAAACCTTACAATTGATGTTGCTGTTGATGAAATTACTGTTGGATACTCTTATACGGTCACTGTAGAGACGTTGCCCGCTAATGTTCAGCTTCCAGATGGATTTTATTCTGGTCGGCAGAAACGCATCTCACGAGCAATCCTGGCTCTTGATAGCACTCTTGCTGTCTCGGTAAACGGCAACAATTTTATCTTGCGCCAGGTAACCAATGATCTGTCATCAGATCCCGTGCCATTTACCGGCAAGGCAGACTTCTATATTCTTGGTTACAACAAGGATGCAACTATAACCATAACTCAAACAGAGCCTCTGCCAATGCGGCTGCTTGGCGTAGCAACTGAGGTAACGATCTAATGTGTGTTAGCTTATTGATTGCTAGTGCGCTTGTCTCAACGGTAGGCGGTTTTGTTCAGGCTGGAGCCCAAGCTGCGGCCGCTCAATCTGAGGCTGATTTTGTAAGATACCAGGCCGAGATTGATAATCGTCGTCTTGAGAACGAGCGCAAGGAAGCGAACATCCAGGCCAATTTTGCAGAAGCAAAAAGAATGAAGGATCTGCGTACTGCTATGGCAGCAAATGAAGCGTATGCTGCTAGTTCAGGAGCAATGTATAATCGCGCTGTAGATCTAGTAGGCAAGGAAAGTGAGCGTGCGTTGCGGCTTGATATAGGCAATGTTCGATTTGCAGAGTCCTCAATCAAATCTCGTATTGCAGATCAGATTTCAGTAAATCGCGCTAAGGTAGTATTTGCTCAAGGCGCAGCTGATATAAAGGGGCAAGCAGCTTGGACTAACGCTTTCTTTAGCGGAACTTCTAGTATCCTTAAGGCTGGTTATCAAGTAAATAGGTATTAGTAATAATGGCAATCAAACCTCTCGTCCAGTCTATACCATTCCGCCCAGATTCTGGACGGGTCTTTGGATTCAGAACAAACCTGCCATCGGTAGATCTTCCCGGTGTTCGGCAACTTGCTAGGACAATGGAAGGTATTGGGGTCCAGGAAGCCAAAGAAGGTGCAGAACGTGAAGCCAAAGAACGGGCATACAGCTTATCGCTTGAGCGCGATGCTAATGGCAACCTTATTATGCCTGAACCTCCAGAAAATTGGGGTCAGTATAGAAAAGACATATTTACTGATTTAGTTCGCAAACGTTATGTTGATGGCGTAACAAGCGATGCAAAAACAAAAATTGCTGATATATATTCAAAAAATCTAGACAATCCACTTCAGGCTAAAAAATTAGCAGATGAATATATTGAAGCAGCTAAAAAAACTTTGCCACCAGTAGCACGTGGTGTCATTGAGGATGAAGCAAGAAAGTCTAGCAATCAAATCTATAATGCTAACACTCGTCGTGAAGCTATTTTAGCAGATGCAAGTGTTCGTAATTTTGCTGTTAAACAATATAACGCTGAACTCAATAACCTGGCTGCTGCAAGCAAAGTAGGTGACGTAGCTGGTATAAAAAAAGCAAAGCAAGAAATAGAAAACCTTTTGGGCAAGATGAAACTTGGACCAGAAGCAATAACTAGCGCCAGAAAAACACTTGAAATTATCGAAAGAACAGGTGGCTTCCAAAAGGAAATAAACAAAACTCTTAGCGATTCCTCTATTTCTCTGTCAAACAAATTAAAACTATTAGATTACGCACAGAGAGCGCTAACAAATCCGCCAGACCCTACTTCAGAAGAAGTAATATTTGGCATGTCCCATAAGCAATTATGGGCAATGTCACCTTCTGATCGCGAGAGCCTTTCTAAAGAACTTGAAAAAACAAAAACTGCTATAAGAAAGGGATATGTTGATGCAACTGGTTTAACAAAAGAACAAATGAATCTTTACACTGCTATTTCTAGCGCACCAAAAAATAACCCTTATAAGATACCAAGTAGCACAACAACAAGATCTTTTCAGAAAGTTGTAGAATTTATATCCAAGACAACCGGTATGCCAGAGACAGCTGTTCTCGGTAAATTAACCGCTGAGAATAATGGCGGCGTGTTTGTGGGCGCTTTCTTTATGAAAGAGCGTCAGGACGCTATGACCAGTCCAGAAAAAGCAGAGGCATTTTATCAAAAATATAGACAAATTCTTGCCATGGAAAGCACAAAATCATTGGCTCCAGCTATGCTTTCTGGCACATCAAGAAGTGCTATATTTTTTAATGCTTATGTTTCTTCTCCAGCAACAGAGCCTTCTGTTAAGTTTAAGTTAGCAGAACAAACGTTAACTAACTTCGATGCCACTAGATCTATTTCAGAGATAAAGACTCTTATTTCTAGCACAAAAAACATAAAACAAAGCGATCTTGATGAGATGTTGGGAAAAGCTATTGGAACAAAAGAATACGGAGCTTTATCAATTAATGCTCGACAAGATTTGTTTAACAGCTTAAAGGCAACTTTTGCTGGAAGGGAAACATTGCCAATTGAAGAAATAGTAAAACAAGCTGTTGCAAATTTTAAAAATGATTGGGTTAAAAATCCAAAGGCGATAAAAGGTTTTACAAAAAAAGGAAATGGTGGTTTACCATATGTAGATAACAATGGTACGCCAGACTATTCCTATCTTAACTCTATGGTCCCAAGTTTAGAAAAATATCTTAAAAAAGACAAAGATGGAAACGTAGTACTTGGATCTGGCGTTAAGGCTATTGATCCAAAAAAGTTATTGTTTGGAAAAACATTATTTGTCCAAAAGGAATCCAACCAAACATGGACCGTTTGGTATAAACCACCCGATAAAGGTTCGGGTGTAACGCCTGTTCTGGTTAACAACTTAACTGAAATATTAAAGATAGATCCTACAAGAGTTGTAGTTAAAGAAAACTTAGCCAGGAGAAAGGCTACTCTTGATAACCAAAAAGATATAGCTAATAGGTCTATTGCTCAAAGTGTGCCTATTATTTCTCCGCTGGCTAGATCTATTACTGGCTTTTTTAGCACGCCTAAAATTAGGCCAACAGAAACAATTCCCCCTGTATACCTAGACTCTAGAGGTGCAGCGGATTTTGCTCCTGTCGGAACATTTGGTGTTGCAGTTCCATCACCTTATGCTTTCAAATCTTATTCAAGGACGACGCCTATTGATGCCGCCGAGGTAAGTAAAAACAAACTTATTCCGGCAGACGGCAAAGCCGTGCCTCAAGAACCAAAAACAAAGGTAAATAAATCTTTGCTTTTTGATAAACCTAAATTTAGGGATAGAGCCTTGCCATTAAACACGCCAAGGGGAGACTAAGATGGATCTGTTTGATGTTGAATCAGAAGATGTATGGGAGCTGCCCAACGCTACCAAATATGACATCCTCAAAGGTGCAGATCTATCGGAAAATGATCCCTATCATATTCTAGAAGATGACGCTGGAAGTTTTCTTATCCTCCCAAAGATAGATGAAACAGGAAGATTATCAGAAGAAGAAGCTATGTCGAAATATGAAACACAAAATGTTCATTTTGGCATCTTTGACTCTGAGTACAGCGCACATGAGTATGCTCAAAAACTTGAGTGGATAGCTAAGAACATAGAGATTGAAGAATAAATATGTCAGATCTGTCGCTTGAGATTAGAAAATATTTTTTGGAACAAATGCGTTCTGCTGACCCGCAGCCTAGAGCAAGGCCATGGGCTGAAGCTACGTTGCCGAATTATACGTTTACTTCTAATCTTATAGACAATCTATCTACTATTCCTGTATGGAACGCTGTTTGGGATCTTACCAATGTTACAAGTCCTATAGACGCCGACTTTCATCAGAATGAAAAGGTTAACCTTATCCAAGAACTTGGCATGGAGAAATACGCTGGCGACCTCCTAGCCACTAGAAACCGCACGCACTTTGATTGGACAGTAAAAAAGATTAAGGGGCTAGAGGAAACAAAGCAACGGCTAGACCAGCAGGGTAGCTTTCTGAATGCCATTGTTTCTGAAATAGGCAATCCCATAAACTATGTAACATTTGGCGCTGGTAGTCTTGTAGCTGGCAGCAAAGCCCTGGCTGGCGCTACTCTTTCTAAGGGTGCTGCGCGTGCTATTGCCACCAATTTGCCGTCACAGATGGTTGATGAGGCTCTGAGGCAGGGTGTAGATCCTACCGCTACGGCTGGAGAGTCCGCGCTAAACATTGTGGCTGGAACATTTTTGGTTGGTGCAGTCGGCAGTCTTGTTGGCAAATATGGAACCAAAGCCCTAAAAGACCCCGACTTTAATCTTCCCAAGGTTGCAGATGATTATGTGGCTGAAGTAGATAAGCGGTCTCGGCCCGTAGGTAGCAAGCCACAACCAGATCCAGTTGACATAAAAGAAGCCAAAGCAGCTAGAGTAGAGCCTGAGACGCCAGTAAGAGAGTCGCAGCTTAGGGCAATCGACGAAACTAGTCCAGGTGCTAAAGTTGTTAGGCCCAATCGAGATGAGGTCTATGACACGCCTACAGGTATATCTGGTCGATGGAGGATACAGTCGCTTGATTGGATAAGCCGTACTAATGCTTATGGCAAATTAACTACATCTGGTGATGCTTCTATTGAAACGCTTGGTCATCAAATTTCTGGCACTAATACGCTCATAACAAACAGAAACGCTCTGCTGTTTGAGCCGTCTGAAATAAACGTCGCTGCAGCAACTGATGTCAAATACAAGGCTCTAGCTACTCAGACTGTCCTGAATATTCGCCAGATCTGGAGTGAATATCTTGGTGACGGTGTAATCGGTAGGCAAGTGCTTGGTGCTGATCTTCGCGCTACAACGCGAGCTGCTGCTGATTTTGCACGCGAATTGATTGATAGGCCCAATCCAGATGGCAAGCTATCTAAAAAAGAATTTGAATACTTAACCATTAAATCCTTTCAAGCAGATAGGATTGAAGCGCCGTCTTATCGGCAAGATGGAATCACACCACTAACACAAGATGAAAGAAAATATATTAGTCGGGCAGCTACAGAAGCGGCCGACCTAAATCGTGAACTTGGAATGCGCTCTTCCAAAGATGGATATTGGTTTTCACCAGAAACCAAAATTAGACAGCTTGATGCGTATCGCAATGAGATCTCAAATTATACGGCTCGACTTGGTGATCTTTCTGAAAAAACAAACAAAACGCCCAATGATCGCGCTGAGATTGAGCAAATCCAAAAATCTTTATTGTACTTTGCCAACCAGATTGATGAGCAATCTCGCTTTGGTAACGTCGATGAAATCCGATTAACATCCGAACCAAATGAATACATTGGTGCATTAGCTAGAACGGAACAGGAAATCCGGGATGACATTGCAATTTTTGTAAGAAATAATAAGATAAGACAATACATTGATAAGGATATTAGCAATCTTGTAAATGAATTTGAACAGCTAGACAACCTGCCGCCACATCTTTTTGACGATGGTGTTCGCTCTCGTATGGAAAACATTGCAGAGCAGCTTCGAAAATATTCTTTGCCAGAAACAGCAAAAGAAAAGCAAGACGAAATCATTGCGCTAAAAAAAGCATACCCCAATATTAGTAAAACAAATCTTTGGTTGCTTCAATATTTAAACACAAAATTAGACAGCCTTGCAAAGGCAAGAGAAAATATTGCCGCCGGTAAAGATTCATTTGAAGATATGAGCAGGCCCCATTTTGGCATCCGATATAGGTCAGATGCTATTATTGAGGATGATGCTGGGCCTCAGATATTTAGAAACAAGCTGTACCTTAAATTCTATGAAGATAGCAAGAACGTAAACTTTGCTAGAGAGCGTAAAAATTTCGCTATAGAAAAAGGATACGAAAAGGCTGAATCTGATGTTAGCAGGGCTCTTGTATCAAGCGATAAGGATGCGATGCCATCTATTTTTAGAGAAATAGAAAAGCTACAAGACGAACTATATGAGTTTCGCAAATTAAATCGCTCTATCCCCAAGGAACAGATAGAGGCTTTTAAAAAATCCAAGGACAATTTACGCAGTTCTATTGGTAGGATTCTTGAAGAAACCGGAATCAGAAATAAAACAAAAGAAGAGCTAGAAGAACTGTCACTGATTAAAAAACCGGGAGATCGTATAGATGGTCTAATAAAAAAATTGGCATATCTGCGTCATGCAATTGAAGCAGAAAAATTAGATAGCTTGAACCCTGCTATCATGGAGCAGTTAAAAACTCGCGTCGACAAAACCATGACTAGAATTAAGGGTGAAGCAGAACTTGGCGAATTGTCTTTCTATGGTTCTAACTCATTTGCAAGGCGGCGTCTTAATTTTTCACCATCAGAAGTTGCGGACTTTATTGTTACAGACATTGAACCGGTGCTTCTTGGTTCGGCCTCTCGTCTTGGTTCGTCCGCTTCTGCTGTTAAGATCTTGGGTGATCGGGATGGCAGAATAGGAATATCTCGCGCCCTTGCAGCTTACGCCAAAAACGCAAAGGGCAAATCATACGACGAGATTAAAGCCAATATTGAGATGTTTGATGACCAGGCTACGCATTTGCTTTCAGAGGTAAATGGTGACATCTGGAAGGGCGGCATTAACAGCCTGTCCAGAAAGTCTGCCAGGTTTGTTACCGAAGCCGGTCAAGCTACAACGCTAGAAAACTCTGGCGTCACTTCTTTAGCGACCGATAGTTTGCGCCTTCTTGTTATAGACGGCTTTAGAGGTATGCAGTCTGCTTTTGAGTTCTTAACCACCAACGCTAATTTCAAAGCTAAGATGAACGCAGAGACCATTGGTGTCGTTGGTGAGTCTCTAGAGTATGCGCTGGCATCTACTACTCGCGGCGAGGCTGCATTTGGTGGCGGCGTTGCTCCTGGCGTTGGCCGGTTTGAGAGGTACGGCGATAAATTTAGCGGCTTCGTCAAAGGGCCATTCATGATGATGACTGGCTTGCCTTTCGTTACATCAATGCAGAAGCAAACTGCTGCGGCCATTGGCTATAGATTGTTTATTGAGACAGCCATTGCCATAGCTAATGGTGGGGGAAGTTCCAGAAATAAGCGATTCTGGGCTCAACATTTGATGACGCCCGAAGATGCAAGAGCCATTAAAGAACTTGTTACAAGTGGCGTCATTGAAAAAACTGAGCATCTATATTTGCCTAATATGCGGAAATGGCAGGACGATGACCTGATGGTTAGGTTTGCTATTGGCATAAAAAGCTGGATGAACAGAGCCATCGTTACAGCTAGCGCAGCGGACATACCTAACCCAGCCAAAGGGTTTATTGGCTACGGAAAGAACTCTAAAGAAATTGCAATGATGCGGGTTCCATTTGGTCTGACATCATTCTCATTTGCTGCCACAAACAGAATTTTGTTGTCCGGTTTACAGGGGCAGGATGCGTCTTGGGTGGCAACTGTAGCGAGCCTTATGGCTGGTGGATACCTTCTGGCTTACCTACGGACTCCTGATTCTATTTGGAAGAACCAAAGCTATGAGGAGCGTCTGATAAACGCTTTTGAAAAGAGCGGCGTATTGGGCATCATAACAGATATTCCGCGCATGATGGAGCAGGCTTCTGCTGGTAGATGGGGAATCCGATCAAGTTTAGGATTTAATCCAGTTAAAAAAGACATGGACACATTTGACGCAATCAAAACATTTACAGGTCCTGGCGGCGGTATTGTAGTTGATGGCGTTAAGCTAATGATTGACGGCCCCAATATGAGCAATCGCGATATGGCCAAGACTGTGATTGGCAACATCCCAATGACAGGATTTATGATATGGAAAGATATACTTAACGATCTTGGCGAAGGTTCCTTGGATCTTTTTCGTGAAGATAGATAAGTCCATTTAACTTTACACAGATCGGGATAAAACGGGACTAGAGGTGGTAAAATGGCAATTCTTATCAATGACGTAAGCGCACGGATCCAGTACACAGCAACCAGCGGGCAGACTGTTTTTACGGTTCCGTTTGAGTTTTTTGAAAACTCTGATTTAAAAGTGTACCAGAACAATACGCTTCTTACAATTGCCACCCACTACACTGTTGCTGGCGCAGGCGTTACTGGCGGCGGTACGGTTACTTTTGTTACTGGCGCTACCGCTGACGACACAATCAGCATTGTGCGTGATGTCCCGGTCAAGCGCGTCACCGATTTCCCTGTATCTGGCCCATTCAATATCAATGGGTTGAACGAAGATCTCGACCGTCTGACTGCTATGGTTCAGCAGCAGGAAACCAGAGATAACCGAACCTTAAGAATAGCAGATGAAGATACTCCTGCCGTTTTTAACGCTATACCTACAAAAGCCAATCGTGCTGGCAAATCGCTAGGGTTTGATAGCGCCGGACAACCTGTTGTTTTTGATACTAATGTTGGCATTGGCGCTTCCTTTACCATTGATAGTATTTCTAATTTGTTTGACAGCGTTCAGACGCAATTCGTTTTGGAAAGCAATGGCACTAATCTAGGGGATTCGGTAAACGACGACGCTTTTTGGATTGTTGCCATTAACGGCGTTATTCAGACTGAAGGGGTAGATTTTAGTATTAGTCTGGATTCCAATGATATTGCCAGGATTGTTTTTACAACAGCCCCAGAGACAAACGATAGCTTTTATGGGGTGTTTATCAGGCTGTATGAGGGAGATGTCACTGCTGGCGTTATAGGAGGGGACTCTGGCGGTGGTGGCGGTGAAGGAGATGCGACCAGCTACATTGAGATTACAACATCTAATCCCGGTACTGGCTCGTACGATGGCCAGACAATCTACAACACAACAGACGGCGCAATCTACATTTGGAATGCTAGCACAAGCGAGTGGCTAGACATCTTCCAATCGTTTACCCCAGATGCGCCTGACGCAATTACTGTTGTTTCGTCCCTTCCTGGGTCAGGAACGGCTGGCCAGGTCGTGTACCTTTCAACAGATGAAAAGCTGTATGAGTGGGATGCTGGCAGCAGTCAGTGGGTTGCCATCGTGCTGACAAACGACACGTCGGCAACGGTTGCTGATGGATCTATTACGACGGCCAAATTTGCTCAGGGTATCACACCTGTCGAAATTGTTGCGACGCTTCCAAGCAGTGGCAACTTTGAGGGTCGGATGGCGTATCTGACTACAGACAACAAACTGTACAGATATGAGGGCGCGACATGGACTGCCGCTGTTGCGGGGTCAGATCTCACTGGTTCCGTCGATGGTTCCCTGTTAACTGCCAATTCTATTGCTGCTGGTGTCATTCAGGCTGGGGCTATATCAGCAACTGAACTTGCAGCAAATGCCGTATCAACAGCTAAGTTGGCGGCTGGTGCCGTCACTACAGATAAAATTACGGCCAATGCAGTCATTGCGGATAAGATTGCCGCTAATGCTGTAACGTCCGATAAAATTATTGCTAACGCAATTAGCTCTGGCAAGATCCAGGCCGGAGCAATCGGCGCTGACCAGATTGCTGCTGGCGTTATTAGTACATCAAAGATTAATGCAAACGACTTCTTGCTTGGCAGTGGTCAAATTGCTGATGCCGCAATTACAAATGCAAAGATTGGAAACGCAGCGGTTGACACTTTGGAAATTGCTTCTGAGGCAGTAATTGTACCAAAGACATATTACAACCAGAATGGTTATACTGGTAGTGGGTCGACAATCAACATACCTGCATTGTCTTTTACTTTGCCTGTAGCAACAACAGCCTATATCTTGTTTAATGCAAACCAAGCATATTCAGGCTCTATACCAGACACAACCTTGAACTTGTATCTAAACGGTACTGTTATTAGTGGTGTTTCAAATGGTGGTAGCCATGCACAAACATCGCCAACGCTTGCAGGTTCAGCTTCTTTAGGCGCGGGCACACACACTGTTTACGTTAGCTGGTACGGTGCATCGAGTGCCGTGACCATTGGCAACATATCACTGACTGTTTTAGGAGCGATGCGCTGATGCCTGACTACACATTCTATGAACCTACCGGCAAGATCACCTGCAATGTTTATTGCAGGCAGGAAGAACTTGCACTTAACCCGCAATGGGGTGACAGCTATGTAGAGGGGAGGTTCCTCCCGTCTCAGTATTACATTGGATCTGGATCCCCCACACCTAAGCAAGACTATACGCCGACTGTATCGGCCAACACGATTAGCGGTTTGCCAGTACCCTGCGAAGCAAAGATTGAAGGCATTGTTTATAGCGTGCCGGACGGTAGCATAACGCTCAACTCTAATTTGATCGGCCCCTATACAGTCAAGATTACGGCCATTACGCATCTCGATAAGGAGATTGTGATACCATGATTATTAACCATACATCAGACTACAAAGAGCGGCGAGCGGCTGTCTATCCAAATATAACGGATCAGATTGATGCTATCTATAAGATGGCTAAGAGCCTGAACGATCAGGGGATCAATCTTCCGCCTGAAGTTTTGGATTGGATTTCTTCTGTCCAATTAGTAAAAGATACATATCCAAAGGAGCCTGGCAATGGTTACTAAGATCCGCCTGTCCCAAGTCAAGGGAATGCCAGAGCCGTCCGATGCCAACATTGGCAAGGCACTAGTCTACCAGGGCAACAAGACATTTGCATACGATGGCAACATTGTTGGGCCGCAGGGGCCTGAGGGTCCGCCAGGTCCAGCAGGTGCTACTGGTGCTACGGGTGCAACAGGCGCTACGGGTGCCACCGGACCACAAGGGCCGGAGGGTCCAACAGGTCCAACGGGTGCTACGGGTGCTACTGGTGCTACGGGTGCCACAGGTGCAACCGGACCACAGGGGCCACAAGGTGAGCCGGGTGCTGCTGGTACAGGATCTGGTGACGTTATTGGTCCTGCCAGTTCTACTGATGGCAACATTGTGCTTTTTGATGGCACTAGCGGAGATTACATAAAAGACAGCATATACTCGCCAGCTAGTTTTGCGGCGGCAGTGCATAACCATGACAGTATGTATTACACTGAAACAGAAGTAGATACTCTGCTTTCTGCAAAAGCTAATACAAGTTCTCTAGCCACCGTTGCTACCAGCGGTGCGTATGCTGATCTTACGGGTACACCAACGCTTGCGACAGTTGCTACTACTGGTGCATATACAGATCTGACTGGCACGCCAACGCTGGCAACAGTCGCAACGAGTGGTGCCTACGGTGATCTATCGGGTACGCCTACGCTGGCGACAGTGGCAGCTACTGGGGCGTATAGTGATCTAACCGGGACACCTACGCTGGCGACAGTAGCTACGAGTGGTGCCTACGGTGACCTGTCTGGTACGCCTACGCTACCTACGTTCCCGACTGGGGCTATTGTTGGCACGACGGATACCCAGACGCTGACCGGTAAGACTGTTACCACGGTGGCGCTGTACGAAACCAAGGTGGCGGTTGCTGCATCTAGCATCAACCTCGCCGCAGGCTCGTACTTCTCGAAAACAATATCTGGGGCTACTACCTTCACGGTATCCAATATCCCCCCTTCTGGCACCGTGGGTGCTTTTGTTTTGGACTTGACCAACGGTGGGTCGGCCACTGTTACATGGTGGTCTGGCGTTAAGTGGGCTGCTGCTACAGCACCTACGCTAACCGCTGCTGGTCGTGACGTTCTTGCGTTCTTTACACATGATGGCGGCACTACATGGTCCGGCTTTGTTTTAGGATTGGACGTAAAATAATGGCAACCAAAGATATCATACTGGCTGCGGCTGGCGTAGGTGGTGGTAGTAGCGGCCCGCTTTATATCGATGACGTATTTTCCACCAACCTTTACACAGGCACCGGCGGCAACCAGACCATCACCAACGGGATTGACCTTGCTGGTGAGGGTGGGTTGGTTTGGATTAAAGACAGAGTTAATGCGTATGATCATGCGCTATACGACACAGAAAGAGGAATTTACAAGTATTTAGAGTCAAATAACGAAGGGGCAGAATTTTATAATATAACACATTTAAGAGCTTTTAACTCCGATGGGTTTGACATTGGAGTTAATGCACAAATCAATAGTTCCGGAGCCAACTACGCCTCATGGACCTTCCGCAAGGCTGAGAAGTTCTTTGATGTGGTGACTTATACGGGGGATGGTGTTAATGGCAGGCAGTTACCGCATAATCTTGGGTCAACGCCCGGAATGGTTATTTGTAAGCGTATAGACACCGGACAAAACTGGATAGTACAGCATAGAAGTTTAGACCTTAGCGGCAACAAAACAATGTATCTCAATAGTACTGCTGCGCTGGGTGTCGGTAATAATTACTGGAATAGTACACATGCTTCTAACACAGCTATAACTCTTGGCGGTCACTCAGACATAAACGGTATTGGTGGCACTTATGTAGCCTACCTCTTCGCCCACGACGCTGGGGGCTTTGGGGAGGATGGTACGGAGAATGTGATTTCGTGTGGAAGTTATACTGGTAATGGCTCTACTGATGGCCCTGTGATTGACTTAGGGTTTGAGCCTCAGTGGACGATTATAAAAAGATCATCAGCAACTGGCGGCAACTGGGTGATGCACGATAACATGCGTGGAGTTGCTACTGGTGGTGATGACCAAGTTATGTATTGCAACTCTAATTCCTCCGAATCGGGAGCTTCTTGGATTGATTATACTTCCACGGGCTTTAAATTAACTAGCTCACATGCGGGAACTAATGCATCTAGCTCAACCTACATCTACATCGCCATCCGCCGAGGTCCTATGAAGGTGCCGACGAGTGGTACGGAGGTGTATACTACTGATACAAAAAATAGCACCAACGCAACACAACCAAACTTTTATAGCGAATGGCCTGTAGACTTTGCGTTGCAAAAAAATTTAAGTTTTACCACTGCTTTTTTAGCAGTATCTAGGCTTCCTGGTGAAGGTTTTTTAAGAACAAATGATACAGACGGTTTTTCACCCGGCACTGACTATGCCACCGATTACTCAAACGGATGGTTTTATGATATAAACACAACCCCTAGCACTGATATTCGATCTTGGATGTTCCGCCGCGCCCCCGGCTTCTTTGATGTGGTGTGCTATACTGGGACGGGTTCTGCCACCACAGTAAATCATAACTTAGGCGTTGCTCCTGAGATGATTATCGTTAAGGCAAGGTCGGGCCCGGTTGCCCCCGGATCACAGCAATGGTGTGTAAATCACACAGCATTGGGCGTAAATATGGTTTTTATAACAAACCAAGCTACGCAGTTTAACGACTTTGCGTTTGGCTCTGATGCAGCGCACACAAGTACATATTTCAAAGTTGGTACGTATGGTGGGACAAACGCATCTGGTAACAACTACATAGCCTACCTATTCGCCACCCTCCCCGGCGTATCCAAAGTAGGCTCCTACACCGGCACCGGAACCACCAATCAAATTAACTGCGGGTTCTCCAGCGGTGCTAGGTTCGTAGTTATCAAACGCGTTGACGGCATTGGTGATTGGTATATGTGGGACTCTGCTCGCGGCATCGTCGCTGGTAATGATCCTTACGTGCGACTCAACAGTGATGCCGCGCAGGTGACAAACACCGACTACATCGATCCATACTCTGCCGGCTTTGAAATTAGCAGCACAGCGCCAGCGGCAATCAACGCCAACGGTGGATCGTACATCTTTCTAGCAATCGCATAAGGAGTTATGCAAATGGGTGACTATCGCATCAGATCAACCGGAGAGATCAAGAGTCAAGGTGCTGTCCGGCAGATGCACGCAAACACTTCGCTTCCGCGAGTTTGGGACGAAACGATTTGCAATGACCTTGGCATCGATCCAATCTTTGAGGGGCCGCAGGCTACTGGTGGCGACCGCTATCAGTATTCGGTGCAGCAGGGCATCGAGGAAATTAGCGGCAAATGGTACACCAAGTATGTACTTGGACCCATCTTTACTGACGTGACTCACGAGGACGGCACAGTCTTGACGGCAGCGCAGCAGGAAGCTGCATACAAAGCCAACAGGGATGAGGAGCAGGCCAAATCTATCCGCGCAGAACGCGACAAGAAACTGGCTGACTGCGATTGGGTGACGCTCAAGGCAGTAGATGCTAGCAGCGACGGACTTGGCATCCAGCTTCCCCAGGTATGGATAGACTACCGGCAGGCGCTTCGCGATATTACAGAACAGCCAAACTTCCCGTGGGACGTGACGTGGCCAGACGCCCCTTAACTCTAGCTGAAAGATGACCATGAAAGATGAAGCTGGAAAATTGGCTGGAGATGCAGCGTCTCTTTTTGTTGTGACGGGGACGCTCGTGAACTTACTGCCTAGTATCGCTGCTGTGTTTACGATTGTATGGACAGCGTTGCGCATATACGAAACCAAGACCGTGCAAAGGTGGCTGGGCTATGAAGATAAGCGATGACGGAATACGGCTGATCCAGCTATTCGAGGGCCTCCGGTTGACCAGCTATGTCTGTCCGGCTGGCATTTTGACCATTGGATATGGTCACACGTCTGCGGCTGGCAAGCCGACTGTCGAACCCAGGATGACCATCACCAAGGACGAGGCAACTGCTATCCTTCGGGCAGATCTGGGTCGCTTTGAGCGTGGCGTCGAGAGCCTGGTCAAGGTGGATCTGACCCAGAACCAGTTCGATGCGCTGGTCAGTTTTTCCTACAACTGTGGGTTGGGCGCTCTCAAGAAATCAACCCTGCTCAAGCGTGTCAATGCCAAGCGATTTGATGACGTTCCGGCTGAGTTTATGAAGTGGACTAGGGGAGGTGGTCGTCAGCTTGCCGGTCTAGTTCGCCGTCGCCGGGCAGAGGTAGAGATGTGGCGTAGCCTGTCAGGCATCGAGCCTGATGGCAGTAGGGTCCAGCCAGATCAGCCTGTGGCTAGCAAGTCTATTGCCAAGAGCAAGGAGGCCAATGCCGCCGTGGTGGCCGGCGGAGCCTCTGTGGTGGCCGCAGCTAGGGAGGTGGTCCCTGTTATCCAAGATGCCAATAGCGCCCTCACTGGGGCTGTGGAGGCACTGGGGAGGCCTGCCGTATTCATGGCAATCATTGCCACACTTGCTTGCATCGGCATCTGGTACTGGCGCAAGCGTCGGCTTGACGAGGAGGCGGCATGATTAACTGGATCCTAAGTCCAGTCATGCGCTGGGTGTCTATTGCTCTTGGCATACTATTGGCTATTGGCTCAATCTATGGTAAGGGCCGAAGGGATGCTAGGCAAAAACTTGAGGCCAAGAATAATGAAGATATTCTCAGACGTACCCAAGACGCCCTTGCTGCTGGCGATTCTATCAGCCGCGATCCCAGCCGGGTGCGCGAAGATGACGGGTACCGTCGCGACTAACACTTCCGTCTGCCAGGTCTGGCAACCAATTGCCTGGTCGAAGAAAGATACCGACCAGACTATTGTTGCGGTTAAGGTTAACAATGCCAGGCGCACTGGCTGGTGCAAGCGGTAATGACTACCGCAAAGCCGACTGCCCGGCAGAAGCAGATCAAGGAAGCCGTCGAGAAACATGGTAGCCGACGCTCTGCTGCCGCCGCATTGGGTATATCTCAAGGCACAATCAACAAGCATCTGGAGCGGCTGATGGTGCAAGGCATACGGATCAAACCGAACCAGCCCAAGCTACCGCTTGAACCTGTCAACCTTAAGATCAAGAAAGAGACTGTTACCATCTGCGCCATTGGCGATTTCCATGACTGCCCCGGTCAGGACAAGTCTCGAATCAAATGGATCGCTCGATACATTGCAGATACAAACCCTGATCTGGTTGTACAGATCGGAGACTTCGCAGACTGGAACAGCCTGTCGAAGCACGAGAAGCCTGGCACGATTGGCTACGCCGACAAGCCTGCCTTCGTCGATGATCTGGATAGCGCCGAGGAAGTTCTCAGCCAGTTCCGCAAGATCCTGAAGGACGGACCGCCCTGCCATATTACCTATGGCAACCACGAGGAGCGGCTCGAACGCTGGGACAATGAGCAGCCAGAAAGCAAGGGGCTATCCTTTGCCGACCGGCGCGATGTTCTCTTTAAGAACTACGGTTGGAAGTCATACGCATACGGCCAGTGGCTATTCATCAATGGCGTTGGCTTTACCCATGTACCGCACAATCTGATGGGCCGCGAGTACGGCGGCAAGACGGTCAACACGATTGCCAACGATGCTGTGTTCTCAATTGTGTTTGGTCATAGCCATCGCAAGGCGGAAGTATCTGTGCCTAAAATAGGTCCAGCCAAATCAGTTGAGATACTAAACCTTGGAACCGCCATGCCGCAGGGGCTAGTCAAGTATTACGCTGGCAAGTCCATGACTGGCTGGGCGTATGGCGTCTGGTCTTTGAGCATAAGAGATGGCCACATTGTCGGACATTCATACACATCAATGGCAGACCTGGAGAGCAGATATGGTGATTGATTCTGAAGTGCGTGATCTCGTCAAGAAGGCGGAAGAAAAGCATGGCGACCAAGCGGCGTACTACCTGGCAGCGACGATCCTCTGGCTCGAAGATTACTGCTCATACCTCGAAGGAAGTACCAGTTCAGGATTCATCAGAAGCGGACCACCTGCCGACAAGCCAGCAAATAAAAATAATTGAACGCAAGCTGGGCAGGGATCGAGTTCTGGGCTGGGCCTATTATGATAGGCCACTGATAGAAATAGATTCCAGGCTTAGACATAAGCTACAGCAGGAAGTTCTGCTGCATGAATTGCTGCACATAGCATTGCCAGATCTATCAGAAGAAACAGTAGACCGAACCGCCAAGTTCATGGCTAACCATACCTGGCGATTCGGGCTAAGAAGAGTACAGCGTTAGTCTTTTTCTTTAACAACAAGCGTTGCATATCCAGCAATATCAACCCAATGATCCTGGAAGTGTGGATCTCCAGATAGGATACGGCTTACCTTAGACAGGATCATGTCCAGAGATGACCGCTCCTTGTTGTCTAGCTTGTCATAGTTCTCTGTGTTCCTGACAATCTTCATTATGCTGCCGTTGATGTTGGCATAGTCATCGTATGAACCGTGAACCTTTTTCCTTTGCTCAAGCACTTCGTTCACGAGTTCCATCTCTACTTCATCCTTCTGTTCTACAAGAATATCTTTGATTCGCAGGTAGTCAGCCATAAAGGTCTGATCTTCCTTCATTCTTTTTGTGCCAGTAATGACAGCGTTAAGAATAGATGTATGATCCCTACCACCCATTGCACGGCCAGCAGCAGGATAGCTTAGGGTGGTTAGTTCCTTGATTAATATACAGGCAAGGAACCTGGCGCGGACCAACTCTTTTTGCCGCCGACTAGATCTGATCTCTGGAATAGAGATGCCGGTTACATGAGCAACTACCTTCAAGATGTCTAGGCTTGTAATCTTTCCAGGCGAAAGTTCTGGAAGAGCCTCAACATCTTCAAAAGGTTTTGCTTTCTCTTCATCCTTAATTTCTTCTGGCTTCTTGGGCAGCATGACTACTGGCTGCGTCTTGGGCTTCCCATGTATCCTGGCTTTCGTGTCCCTCACATGCTGCATGTACGCAACAACATCAATCTTACCATTCTCTAGCATGTACATTATTCTTATCCTTACGCTACTTGCTGTTCAATCTGATGGACGGAGTAAAGATCCTTGAGATAGGTGACAGCCTTCTCAGCCATGCTTGCAGCACGGACGATTGCCTGGCTATCTTCTGTCATCATGGATACCCAATGCTTAAGGTAGGCATTGCTTTCGTCCTTAGTCGATTGATATATATTCCATTCAGAGGACAGGAATGCCGCACCCATTTCAGCAATGAGTTCTTCGGCAGCATATTGGTGGTCACCAAATCGCTGACCGAGCTGCCTATCCAGCCTGAATTTTGCGCCAGTCCAATGGACCAGTTCGTGGAACAGGGTGCTGTAATACCCATTGAGATCGTAGAATTTGGATACTTCTGGCATACGAATCTCGTCATGCTTAGGGATGTAGCATGGGTTGAACTCGCCATGAAGGATCTTGGCTTTCGTGCTGTATATGAAAGACATGAGATCCATATCCCGCTCGGTCTCGTCTGCGCTGTTTGGTGGCTCCGACGATCCCTCGCTATAGCCATCGACCTGGGCAACATTGAACAGGTAGTTGTGCCTGATGATGAATCTATAATTGATCTTGGCAGACCTAAGATCCTGATCTTCTATCGGTTTGTAGTAGATGGTCCGGGTTGCTTTCTCGCCCTTGCGTACCCTAGCACCAATAGAGTTCCACTGCTTGAAGCTAGCCCATTTGTTAGATGTGTACCCTTTGTTTATCATGGATACCATTAACAGGATACGATTGATTCCTGTAGCGGGATGCTTGGACACGACATTGATTGCCTGCCCCATGTTCCCGCGCCGCCAAGGCGGGGACCATTGCCCCGCCGAGTCGATGTTATTGAGGATTGATTCCGTGATCTCCTGGTAGATTGACATTGATCTTCTCCACTTTGATTGTAAGCCCAAGGACCTTAGCCAGGGCAACGAGCGTACTGTACCTGCAATCGACGCGACCTCGTTCGATATTGCAAATGGTCAGCCTTGATATGCCGGACAAGTCAGACAACCTTTGTTGGGTCATCTGCTTGTCCAACCTTGCGTGGTAGATTAGTTCCGCTATCTCAGAACGGGACTTCATCATCCAGCGGTTCTCCTGCTGCTGCTTGCTCAACTACTTCCCCACCACCCTTTGGTGTCAGGATCTGAAGTTCACTGTTGAAGGAAGTCATGCTGACTTCGGTGGCGTACATCTTGTTGCCATCCTTCTGAAACTCCCGGATGTCAAGATCACCCATGACCATAACCTTGGTTCCCTTGCGAACGTAGTTCTTGATGAC